TAGACGCTAACGTGAGCGGCGGCATCGAAGTCACGCACGATATCGATAGCGCCTTACAGGCTTTGAAAGATGCGGGCGTTGACCCGTCGAGTCTGTAGCCTATCTTATGCCTGATAAGATGAATAGTGTTGTATATCAATGGCTTGTACGCATTTGGTACAGTCCTCGGCACACTAGCCTGTCAGGTTGTGCGGTTTTAAGCCCGCTCCGCAAATCTGGGACTCCCGTCTGGGGCGGTACACCCCCATATATCTCGCTACATATAGGGCGTAAATAATATGAATTGCTGGACATGTAAGACAGGGCTTATATGGGATGGAGACCACAACTGTGAAGATTGTGAAGAGTACGTCATGGTTTCGAATTTTAGCTGCCCCAAGTGTCATGCTCATGTAGAGTTTTATGTTCCAAGAGATACAGAAATTGAATAAAAAACTCTCAGAAAAGACTTCAAAAAAACCGGCTTCAAAGCTCACCGCCTCGCAAAAAAATAAGGCGGAAAAAATAGCGGAAGCAATCCGCGTGGTAAAAATCCACAAAGCTCAAAACCGTCTAGCTTATTTCCGGCCCTATGGGTGGCAAGAAGAATTTTACAAGGCTGGCAAGACCAACAAGCAGAGAATGCTTATGGCTGCAAACCGCGTAGGCAAAACGGCTTCTCAAGCAGCAGAGGTTGCATACCATTTAACAGGCTTATACCCAGATTGGTGGGAGGGTATTAGATTTACCCGACCGACTAAGATTTGGTGCTTGGGTGTTTCTGGTGAGCAGCTTCGCGATGTAATTGTGAAGGAACTCATTGGCACCTATCTTGGAGAGGGTAAGTTTGATGGCTCTGGATTGATACCGCAAAGGCTTATCTATCAGGTCACACCGGCTATGGGTACGCCAAGGCTTCCAAGGGATGTGGCTGTAAGGTATGCCACTGGTAACACCTCCACTGTAAGTTTCAAGTCCTACACTCAGGGTCAGCATGTATTGATGGGATCGAGTCAGGACTATATCTGGATCGACGAGGAACCAACCGACACCGCAATATACCCACAGTGTCTAACGCGAACAGCGACAGGTAATGACGGAAAGGGTGGTTACCTCGTCGGTACTTTGACTCCAGAGAATGGGATGACGGAACTGGTTAGCCAGTTTATGGATCACCCTGTTCAGGGGCAGTACCTTAAAAATGTGACATGGGAGGATGCGCCGCACTTAGATAATCAGGTGCGTGAGCAGTTATTGGCTGCTATTCCTGAGTATCAGAGGGATATGCGGAGTAAAGGTATACCGGTTCTGGGTGAGGGGATGGTGTTCCCGATAGCAGAAGAGGCTATTCAGTGTGAGCCGTTTGAGATTCCAGCGCATTATAAGAAGCTGGCGGCAGTGGACTTTGGGATAACGCACCCCACCACTTGTGTTTGGACGGCTTATAACCCAGATAACGACACTATTTATGTGTATGACGCCTATCGAAAAGAGGGCGAGATACCCGCAGTACATGCCACGGTGATAAAGAGTCGTGGCAAGGACATCCCTGTTATATATCCACATGATGGTGATAACACAGAGAAGGGCAGCGGTCGCACGCTGGCTGAGTTATATCTTGAGGCGGGGGTGTTGATGATTGGTAGGTTCACAAATCCTGACGGCACTAATTATGTTGAGCCCGCATTGATGGAGATGTTAGAAAGATTCAGAACTGGGCGCTTACAGGTGTTCAGCAATTTGGCTCCGTGGTTTGAGGAGTTTCGGCGGTATCACCGGAAAAAAGGAAAGATACATAAAGAGCATGACGACCTTATGGATGCAACGCGTTATGCAGCAATCTCAGTTACGCGCTTTGGGCAGAATCAGGCAGAGCGTGAGCAAATGACAACAGGGCGAGGTAACCACACCAGTTATGAATATAGCTACTGATATCAACGAAAAGGAGCTGTTAGCAACACTAGAAAACAGCATTAACTCTGCTGACTCATACGCTGAGAGTGAGATAGGTGAGCAGCGTAACAAAGGGCATAGTTATTACTATGGAAAGCCTTTGGGAAATGAGAGGGCAGGGCGCTCACAGCATGTTTCAATGGACGTTTTTGACGCGGTTGAGTCAGTCAAGGCTATGCTGATGGAAACTTTTACGGCTGACCGCAACGTATGCCGGTTTGACCCCCAAACCGCAGAGGACTTTGTGCCAGCGAAGATGGCAACTGCACTAACTAATTATATTTTTTATCGAGAAAATCACGGAAGCAAAATTCTCCACGATGTGATCCACGATGCGCTGATAGCGAAAACAGGGATAGTGAAGCGGTATTACAAAGATTACTACGAGTATGAGGAAGAGACGTTTGAGGGACTAGATGAGGCTAGTTTTTCTATGCTGGCATCCGATCCCGCTGTAACAATCATGGAGATTGCAGAAGAGTCTGTTATGGCTCAGGTGCAAGACCCACAAACCGGTGAGCCTGTAGCGATTCAACAGACAATGTACAGCGGAGAGATTGCTAGAAAGATAGACACTTCTAAAGTATGTATTGAAGTTATTCCACCTGAAGATTTTTTGATTACACCCCGTGCAACAGATGAGAATGACGCTGACTTTTGCTCACACCGCACAAGCCGCACACGCGGTGAGCTGTTAAGTGAGGGCTATGACCCAGAGTTAGTGGCAAAGCTGCAAGAAGACAAGGATTTACATGAGGATGGTTCGTTAGGCCGTGATTCTGTGGACAACTATCGTCACGATGACGCGGATGAGGTCGATGATGACAGAAAATACGTTACTATTTATGAGTCATACCTTAAAAAGTACCGTTCTGATCTTAAAAAGTGTGTTTATTTAAAGGTATTGCACAGCCGAAGCACAATGCTAGACGTTGAGATGGTGAGTGAGAAGCCGTTTAGGTATTTCACCCCCTTTCCGTTACCTCACCGCTTTCACGGTATGAGCCTTGCAGATGTTTTGTGTGATATTCAGAAGACACAATCTAGCTTGAAGCGTGGCGTTGTTGATCACACGTTTATGACTAACACCTCTAGGTTTATTGCTAATTTATCGCTTGTTAAAAACCCAAGAGACTTGTTGGATAACCGCGTTGGTGCAGTTATTGACGTTAATAGTCCTAATCCTGAAAGTGTAGTCCGTCCCATGCCCATGCCTAACCTTTCTGGCACAGTATTTCAGGCTATGGAGTCGTTAGAGACTGAGAAAGAAGCACGCTCTGGTATGAGTCGTATGGCTAGAGGTATGGACTCTACGGTTGTAAGCAAGCAGAACAGCTCTGACTTAATAACCCAATTTATGAATGCCAGTAACCGTCGAATTATGGTAATGGCTAGAAATCTGGCAGAAAACTTCTTAAAGCCGTTGATGTTTGATATTTACAAGCTTGCGGTTGAGAACGAGAAGCAAGACAAGATGATTCAGCTAGATGGTCAGTTTGTTCCGGTTAACCCGCAGTTTTTAGGTGATCGTACAGAAATGACGGTGGCTGTTGCGTTAACGCCAGAGGAGCAAGCGCAAGAAGCTCAGATGTTGTTGAGCCTTGACCAGCAATTCACTATGAACCCGCAAGACCCATCACTGGGCGGTATGTATGGTGCTTCACAGCGTCATGCAATGCTCAGTAGAGCCTTTGAGCTTCTGAATATTAAGTCAGCAGATATGTACTTATTTAATCCTAACAGTCCTGAGTTCCAACAGATGCAGCAGCAACAGCAGCAATCCCAACAAGAAGCTGAATTAAAACAGCAACAGCAACTTGAGTTCAATGCGGATATTACTTCACGACAAGTTAGCGTTATGGAAGGGCAGCTTGAGCTAGATATTATGAAAGAACAGCACAAGATGGTGCTTGAAACTCAGAAACAAGAACATGTAGAGGAAGAGAAAGACAGCCGACTACTAATGGACGTAGAGAAGCAGAACCACGACATGGATATGGACGAGAAAGAACTGGCTTTGGAAAAGGTTCAAAACCGAGACGTGAGGATAGGATAAGGCATGAGTATTGATCAGAGTGCAATAGAGGACTTCATTAAGAAGTGTTCTCAAAAGAAAAACGCCAAGAAAAAAACGCGGAAACAGGCGTATGACGATTTCCAGAAATGGAAAGAAGGCAAGGTAGATAAGGACACAACACTACCGAGGCCACCCACGAGACTACGTTGAGTAGTCTTTTAAACCAACCACATATGTGGAGTTATAAAATGAACAATGAAACAGTAATAGAAGACAACTTAGGTGAAATGGCTGAACAGGCTGATTCTGCAAGTCAAATGCTCGACAACAATAGCTTTAATGCTGCGTTCGATGCACTTAATAGCAGTATTGTCCAGCAAATCATTGCCACACCGCCCGAAGCGTCTGAAGAGCGAGAGCGTCTATATATGATGTTTAAGTCTGGACAGATGTTCGTACAGCAGCTTGCTGGCTTAATTAACAACTACGACTTGGCAAAACAACAAGAAGTGGAGTAAAATAGGAGTTATACGATGTCAGACGAGCAAACCACAACGGACTCAACTGAAGTCGATAATAGTGACATTATCTCAAGACTTACGGCTGTGTTGGAGTCAGATGACCAAACCGAAGAGCCTAGTAACGAGGAAGAAGTAGTCGATGAGGCTACTGACGAAGTAATCGAGGAGGATCAGGAAACTGAGCCAGAAGAGGAGTTAACCGAGGAGGTCGAAGAAGACCCAACCGAAGAAAACTCAGAAGAAGGCGAAGAGCAACCTGAATTAATAACCGAGGGTATGATCGAGATCGATGGCGAGACGCTGTCAGTTGAAGAGATTAAGTTAGGTTATTTACGCCAAGGTGATTACACAAAGAAGACGCAAGCTGTCGCTGAACAGCGTAAGGCCGCTGAAGAACAAACCAAGTCTTACGAATCCACACTTAGCGCCCTCTTAACCGCATCGGGAGCAGACCTATCACGCTTTGACAATGTGAACTGGGAGCAAGCGGCGGTTGAAAACCCTGATCAATACAAGCAAGCGAAGGCTATGTATGAGCAGACGCAACAGACATTTAATTTTATTAAGTCTCAAGCGGATGAACATCAACAGCGGGTTCAAGATCAACAACAGGCAATGGTTAAAGAAAGAGCGACCGAAAGCCTGACTGTCCTGAAGTCTACAATACCCAACTGGAATAATGATGTGTATTACTCAATTGGAGAATACGCTAAAGACACACTGGGTGTCTCAAGCGAAGAATTCAACGGGATTACAGATCATCGATCCATCACGGCAATGTACAAAGCTATGCAGTTTGATAGGGCGAAGACAGAGACGCAAAAGAAGGTAAAAGCATCTCCTAAGAAAACTTTGTCGGGCAAGAAAGCGGAACCAGCAGACCTTGGAAAGAAAGAGACCTATCGCAAAGCGCGTGATCGTCTCAAGAAATCTGGTCGAATGGAAGACGCGGTTCAAGCCCTCTTAAATCGAACCTCATAATTCAGGATTTTTAACATGGCTACTATTGCTAACACATACAAAACCTACGATCAGGTAGGTAAAAAAGAGATGATCGAAGATATTATCTACGACATCACACCTACATTGACTCCATTTACCTCTTCAATTGGATCAAGCTCAACTTCAGCTACTTTGCACCAATGGCAGCAGGACTCACTTTCCGCTGTTGGATCAAATGCCGCAGTCGAAGGGGCAGACGCTGGAGCTTCTAGCGTTGAGCAAACTGAACTTAAAAATAACCACACTCAGATTTTTACCAAGGTTGTACAAACTTCTGGTACTGCTGAAGCGGTTGATAAGTATGGCCGAAGTTCGGAACTTTCTTTCCAACTCGCCAAGAAAGGTAAGGAAATGCGTCGTGATATCGAGCACGCATTTGTTGGAGCTCTTCAAGCTGGTACTGCTGGAAATGGATCAACTGCTCGTCAGATGACTTCAGCTCAAAACCAGATTCACGCTGACACCACTAGCACCGCAGGATCAAACAGAGCTTTCACTGAAACTTTGCTTTTGGGCAATCTTCAGGCTGTTTACAACGAGGGCGGCGACCCAAACCAAGTACAAGTTACACCATCGCACTCTGTAATCGTTGCTGGTTTTGCAGCTTCTTCAGGTCGACAGCGTGACTTCAACACTGGCACTAAGATAACCAATGTCGTGGACGTATACGTAAGTCCATTCGGAGAAGTGTCGATTGTGCCTAATCGCTTCCTTGCTGCAAACACTTGTCTTGTACTAGACACAGAGTATTGGTCTCGTGCCGTTCTGCGTCCAATGCAGTCAATTGTACTTGCTAAAACTGGTGACTCCGATAAAAGACAAATGCTCACAGAGCAGACTCTTGTTTGTGAAAACAACAAGGCGTCAGGTCTTATCAACGCACTAACTGCTTAACGATGAAACTGGGCAGTCCTTTCGGGGGCTGTCCTTTTATTTTTGAGGTATTTATGTCTGACGAACTTTTTGACAGCATCGAGCACGACACTCTTAACGACAGTGTAACTGTAAGCCATTCACAGGACGTAAGCGGCGTTCTTGAAGCTAATAAAAAGGCACGCGCAGAGGCTGAAGGACGAAAGATGGGTGAAACCCAACGTGTTGCCAGTATCCCTTCGGTGATCGTTATGGAGTGGATGAAAGAAGGCATTAATGTTATGGCTCCAAACCGTGAAGACTTAAAGCGCATGAAGAAAAAACTTAATTCCCCTGAGTGGGCATACCTTAGAACAGGCGGTGGTAGATTATGAGTTTAGCTAACTATGACGGCCTCAAAGCCTCAGTCGCTAACTGGCTAAACAGAACCGACCTTGCAACGGAAATACCAGATTTTATTGAACTTGCGGAGAACCGCATATTTCATGATGTACGCGTCCCAACTAACGAGAAGACCGTAGTTTTAACGGTTAGCTCTGACGGTTACGCAACTATACCCAGTGATTTTTTAGAGGTTAAAGACATGTTCTTTAACTATGAGCCTTTGCAGCGAGTATCACTGACCGATCTTTATGCATACATTGATGCAGCGGGCACGCCAACGTGTTTTGCGCGTGAGACTTACAGGCTTAAATTCTTTCCAACACCGACAATAGCAGCCTCTGATGAGGTTCGTATGATTTATTACTACGACGTTGGAAGGCTTAGTGCAACTGCTACGACTAACGTCATGTTGAGCACAGCACCAGAACTTTATCTGTACGGTGCTCTTGTTGAGGCTAGTAACTTTTTAGGCTCTGACGGTTCACGGTGGGAGGTTGGATACCAGCAAGCGTTTTCAAGATTAATCAAGCATTCAAGAGATTCCGAGTTTGCGGGATCAACTCCTCAAGTAAACAGCGGATACTAATATGGCTGGATTTTTTGGTCAAAACCCTGCAAGCACTGTTGTTGGCACTACCAGCTCAACGGAGGCCACGATAGCGCAAAATGCGGCTACTGAAACAGACACATCTAGTGGTTTTTATCAGGGGTCACCAAGTCAAACTACGACGAATGCTTACACTGCCGACGCGTTAGCTTCTAAAAATGCAGCCGCTATATCTGCGGCATCAGCAGCGTTGTCTGCCAGAACTGCATCAGCGGCAGCCACAGCCGCATCAACTGTTCTGCTTACTGGTGTCGGTTCTACAACTATTACAGGTTCACATCCAGATTTTACAATATCTACGCCTACAGTCGTGTCGGCTTTTACTAACGATGAGAACTACCTAAACCCTAACTCAACGTTGGATGCGGGTAACTTTTAAAAATTAACGAGGCTACACATGGCACAAACGATTAAAATCAAAAGAAGTACAGGTACATCCGCACCTTCAACACTCGCAAACGGTGAATTGGCCTACCTCCAAAGCGCGGCTAATAAAAAACTCTACATTGGAATACCGGGGGGCGGCTCAGGTGACATAGATGTTATTGGTGGTAAAGATACTGTAGATAAAGCAGATGCCGCACTACCTAAAACTGGCGGTGAGATGACAGGAGACATCACTGGTAACGGCACAGTTTACGGACGCGCTATGGCTACGGATGGAGCCAAGCTCGACGGTATTGAGGCAGGGGCAGACGTTACAGATACGATTAATGTGACATCCGCAGGCGCTTTAATGCTCACTGGTGGTACGGTGTCTGGTGATATTGACCTAAATAACGATAAAAAAATCACTTTCGGGGGCGGTGATCTTGAAATCTGGCATGACAACGCGACCACTAACAATAAAGCCTCTTACATCAAAGAAAACGGAAATGGAAACTTGCGGATAATGGGTTCTAACCTGAGCCTAATGGACAGCAACGGTGACTTATATTTTGACGCGACAGAGGGTGGGGTTGTAAAGTTATTTACAGACAACATTGAGTCTCTAAGAACGGTAACTGACGGAATCCGCGTTTACAATTCCGCAGGAAATAAAGGGTCAATTCTTGCCGACTTAGAGGGAAACGCTGACACAGCAACTACAGCAACTAATGTAAACCTAGTAGCTGACAATGGTTCTACTGACAGCCATAGAATTATTTTTGCTAACTCTCAGACAGGTTCACAGACTCTACAGACAGACACATCGTTAGTCTACCAACCGTCCACTGGTAACTTATCGCTTGGAACTGGCGGTACGGCCTCAATGGCCAATCTGACGCTAAACTCAGGAACTATTAATAGCGTACAGACAATAAAAGGTACGAGTACGCTTACCATAGATCCGTCTCCAGACGACACTGGAGAAGTCGGTGGTTCTACTACTGACACTGGCACAGTAGTTATATTAGGTGACCTACGTGTCACTGGTGAAACCTTCACTGTCAACTCGACTACAGTCAGCGTTGGTGACAACGAGATTGTCCTAAATGGTGATCACACAGGTACTCCAACGCTCGACGCAGGACTGAGAGTAGAGCGAGGCTCACAAAGTGATTCGTTCTTTAACTGGGACGAGTCTGAGGACGCATGGGTCGTAGGTGAAGGACAGTCTTCCTCTCCGTATTTTTACACTTTGCTTCACTCGAATAACTTTGAGACTGCATACAGCGGAAACATCGAAGGTGGCTCGTTCTAGTAAATATCTCTATCTCTCTTGGCTACATAGCCGTCGACCCTCAATTTTAGGAGAAGCCAAATGGCGCAAACAATTAAGCTGAAGCGTTCGGCAACCGCAGGAAATGAACCAGCATTAAACCAATTGGAACTTGGTGAAATTGCTATCAACACTGCTGATGGCAAAATGTTTATCAAGAGAGACAATGGTACTGCTAATGACCCTACTATCTTACAAGTTGGTGACACAAGCGCATTCTTACCGCTATCTGGCGGCAGTCTTACAGGCAACCTAAATCTAGGCGATAACGTCAAGCTACAGCTAGGCAATCAGACCAACGGTGACTTACAAATTTATCATGATGGTAGTAATAGTATTATTTCTGAAAGTGGTACTGGTGGGCTAAGAATTGAAACAGCAGGAGTTTCTACTTCTGGATTTTATAAACAAAATTCTAGCCCAGATGAAGCCATAGCAACATTTGAGCCTGATGGCCCTGTAACCCTTTATCACAACAGCGCCATCAAACTAGCCACCAC